TTTGTGTTTTAGATTTTGGTGCAGATAAAACAGCAACATCAGGAACATTTACAATAGTATTTCCAGCATTTACATCAGCAGCAGCTATATTAAGAATCGCTTAATTTAAGGAGAGCCAGGTGGCAAATATTATATTTATAATAACACCACTTGGCTTTGCCATATTAGGAGAACAATAATATGGTTGAATTTATAGTCACAGTCCCCGCAGGTACAGGTGGTGGTTATTATATTGATGGTGTTCAAAAACCTATCATCCCAATTGCAACAGGCGAAACTTATAGGTTTAATCAAAACGCTGCTAATAATAACGGTCATCCATTAATTCTTTCTACTACAACAAGCACCGCAGGAATTATTTCAACAGGTGTAAGTTATTATTTAGATGGTGCATCTAATGCTACCAATTATAGAAACACATCTCTATTTAATGCTGCAACTGTAAGATACATAGAAATTACAGTCACACAAACATCAGATTTTTATTATATTTGTAATGTTCATGGTTCAAGTATGGGTAATGTTATGGATATTACTATTACTAGTAATACTTGGGGAGCATTAAATTGGGGTCAAGGAAACTTTGGCGGATTAAATGATGTAAATGTTTCTGTTACTGAAAATAATTTAGTTACTGATATTGGTAATTTTTCTATTACAGCAGACGCTAATATAATACCTACAGATAATGTTTTAAATTCTACTACAGATTCTGTTTCTTTTTCAATTACAGGAAGTGTAGATTTATCTACTAATTTACTTACAACTTCTATCGGAACCTTAACAGCTGAACAAGCCGTAGAAGTAGAAGTAACTTCTCCAGGTGATTTACCATGGAGTTCAGAATCGTGGGGTTATGGTTCGTGGGGCAATATTGGGGGAATGGATATTTCCATTGGAGCAGATACTGTTCTTACTCCTTCGGTAGAAGTCGATATAACAGGAAATCAATTAAATACAACTACTGGAACTTTTTCAATTACAGGAGATGCTAGTCTTGATTTAACTGGAATAAGTTTTGCTACAACTACTGGAATAATAGAAATTCGAGAAGGTGTTGATGCAGATGTCACAGGACAATCTTTAGCGACTACATTAGATACAATTACCATTACAGCAGATGCTAATATAGATGTAAATGGAAGTTCATTAACAATATCTTTAGGAGATGCAGAAGAGCAGATTACATCCGATGTATTCTTAACTGGAAATGGAATTTCTATAGATCTAGGATCAGCTGAATTAGATGCCAATACACTTGCAAATGTAACTTCAGTATCTGCAAGTACTACTATAAATTCAGTGTCTATAATTATAGACGTAGCCCCAGCTATTACTGGTTTACAAATGACATCAAATGTTGGAAGAGCATTTATAAGTGCTTGGGCTGTAATAGATATAGGGGTAACTAATAATTGGAGTGTGGTTGACATAGCAGCGTAATGAAACTAAAATTGACTATTATTACATATTTTATATAAAATTTATGGCATCAACCTTTTCTACAGATCTTAAACTTGAACTGATGGCCACGGGTGAAAACTCTGGTACATGGGGAACAAAAACTAATACAAACTTAGATTTAGTACAACAAGCTATCGTTGGTTTTGAAAATATAGCAATTACATCTACTAATACTACATTAGTAATGACTGATGCTACGATATCAAACGCAAGAAATGCTGTTTTGAAGTTTACAGGTACAATTACTGCAAACTGCACCGTGTTCGTTGCAAGTGGAATTGAAAAAACATACATTATAGAAAATGGCACATCAGGTGCTTTTACACTTGCCTTAAATCAAGTGGGTGGAAACTCTGTTATATTTGCAGCAACTGATAAAACTTCTAAAATAGTTTATTTAGATGGAACAAATGCAAATGATTTGGGACTTGCAAACCTTACAGCACCACAAACATTAACTAATAAAACATTAACCTCTCCAATCATCAATGAAATTGATGATAATGCAGGAAATGAATTTGTTATTTTTTCAAAAACAACATCAGCTGTCAATGAATTCACAATTACTAATGCTATAACTGGAACTGCTCCTGAGATTACATCAACTGGTTCTGATACAAATATTGATATTAAAATAACTCCAAAAGGAACTGGTAAAGTAGTTTTAGATGGAATTAAATATCCAAATGCTGATGGATCATCTGGACAACTTTTATCTACTGATGGTTCTGGTAATTTATCTTTTATAACTGTTTCGTCAGAAGCACAATTTATTGCAGGATCTTTACCATTAGCAACAAATAAATCAACTACAGCAAGAACTGCAGTATCAATATCTAAAGCTACTGGACAAGTTGGTTCTTATCCAGTTTTAAATGTACTTAGTTCAGTATCTCCAAAAACAGTGACTACAACTTCAACTATAACACTTAGTTTAGATGGTTCACGTGGAATAATTTCCTCGCTTGTTAATGCCACAACAGTAGCTTTCGTAGGAGTTTTTTTACCAAGCGATGGAACTCCAGTTATTGGAAATACTAGTGTTCTTATGAGTTCAGGGGCAGATGATCCTGTTTATAATGCTACTGGTTCGTCTTTATTAAAAGTATCTGATGATATTTTTTTCGCAAATGTTTCTAATAGATCTCAAGTTGAGAATAACTGGACGGCTACCTGGAGATCAGCTACATTACGAGTAAATACTAGTGGTATCATAAGTATGGGAAATGTTACTGGAGCTGCTTTACCTGTAACAACATTTGGGCAAATGTCATATGGTACACAAGTAAACACAACTACATATTTAGCAAGTAATGGACCTTGGGTTTCAACTAATATAAGAGTTGCTTGTTTAAGTACAAACTTAACAACAATTTATCTTCAATCGCAAAATCAATCTGCTGGTATTTTTGCTCAATCTGCTGGGCAATATTATAATTATGGATATATTGGGGATACATATTATTATCCAACTAATAATAGTGTTGTATTTTCAACATTAAATGCTACTACAAGACTTTTTTCAGTACCAGTTACTCTTAGTAATAACGCTGCAAATTTTTATACTAATGCAGCGACTTGGACCAAAGTTAGTAATTTTAGATGGCTAGCTACATATCAAAATGCTACGACTTTAGCAAACGAAATTGCAACTTATGATGTTAATGCCACAACTCTTGCTTTTACAAGTATTAATTCTACATCTCGATTATATGCTGGTTTGTTTAGATTTGTTGGTACAACTGCAGATATTGTTTCAGTGTCTACTAATTTAACAACAGCTGTTTTATCTTATGCTGCTGGTTTGGGTTATAATATAAACACACTTCAGCTTTCAACAACTGGCACTGTATTAGGATATAATGTAGGTACATATTTAGACGTTGCAGGTATAAATCCTTATGAATATGTTTTGGATCCAAACATTTCTACAAATAATCAAATTGTTGCTTATTACGTTAATACCTCTACTCAATATAGAAACTTAGTAATAAATGCTGCTTCAACAGATCAATTTAATTATTGTGGTATAGCAACTACTAATGACTCTACTTCACCAGTAACTGTCATCCAGGACGGGATTCAAGATGGGTATACTGGATTATTAATAGGTTCAATCTATTATGTAAATTTTGATGGAACATTAACTACAGTTGCAACTAACATTACAGCAGGGGTAGCTGTGACAAGTACTCAACTTCAAGTAAGACAGGTAAATATATGATAAATTTAACTTTTCAAAATTTTGAAGAATGTAAAGAACACATGAAAATGTTATTAGAAAAAACAGATTACATTTGTTTAGATGATGTCAAAAATCAATTAGAAAATTATCAAGATTTAGTAGGTTATAGATCTACTTTAAGAAATTATTTTTTATATCCTGGATTTAATGTTTCGTTATCAGAAGAGCCTACTCCTATTTGGAAATAGCACAAAATAAAGAGTTAAACTCAATTTAATGGTCATTTAACAATGGCTTAATATCTAGTATAATAGTTAATTATGCCATTAAAAAAGATACCATTACCTCCAGGTTTTGATAAGAACGATACAGCTTCTCAAGCAGAAGGTCGTTGGATTGATGGAGATAATGTCCGTTTTCAATATGGGTCTCCTGAAAAAATAGGTGGTTGGAGTCAAATAGGAACTAATATTTTAGTTGGTGTAGTAAGAGACATTCATTCTTTTTTTGATTTAACAGGTAGACGATACGCTGTTTTTGGAACAGATAAAATTTTGTATGTTCTTTTTGACGATGTATTCTATGACATTACTCCTTTAGATACAGCTTTAACAAGTTGTACATTTAACACAACTAATGGATCTTTCACTGTTACTGTAAATAAATCAGCACATGGTTTGTTAGTTGGAGATTTATTTATATTTACATCTGTTACACCTCCTACAGGATTTATAGCAACTGATTTCACCACAAACGTTTTTGAAGTTAAAACAGTTCCAAATGCTAACACTTTTACAATAACAATGGCCGTAGCATCATCAGGTACAGCTTCGACCTCTGGATCTGCAACAGTAAATCCATATTATGTAGTAGGTCCAGTAGCATCTACTTTTGGTTATGGATGGGGAGCAGGAACATGGGGACTATCTACATGGGGAACTGCAAGAGCAACAAGTAATACAGATATTGATGCAGGATTGTGGTCATTAGATAATTTTGGAGAAAAATTAATTGCAACTATTAAAAATGGTTCAACATTTGAATGGAGTCCAAATGCTGGAGCTGGTGTTGGCACACGTGCAACTATTATTGCAGGAAATCCTACAGCTTCTGTATTAACAAGAGTTTCAGATAGAGACAGACATTTAGTTCATTTTGGAACTGAAGCAATTATTGGAGATCCTACATCTCAAGATCCAATGTTTATAAGATTTTCAGATCAAGAAGATATTGAAGTATATGAACCAACTTCAACTAATACAGCAGGTACATTTAGGTTAGATAATGGAAGTAAAATTATAACTGCTGTTAAAGGTAAAGATTACATGCTTATTTTAACAGACGAAGCAGCGTATACAATGCAATTTGTTGGTCCTCCTTTTACATTTAGTATACGTCAGGTTGGATCTAATTGTGGATGTATTGGACAACATGCGGCAGTTTTCGTAAACGGAGCAGTATATTGGATGGGTGATTCTGGTAACTTCTTTGTATTTGATGGAACGGTAAAAGTATTACCATGTTCTGTAGATAATTTTGTATTTACAACCTTAGGAGATAATTTAGGTCTTAATTTTATCCAAGGTGATACTGTATATGCAGGACATAATAGTTTATTTACAGAAATAAATTGGTTTTATACAAGTGCAGGATCTGTGGTAATAGATAGAGTTGTTACTTATAATTACGACTTACAAACGTGGTCTACAGGAACACTGGCTAGAACTTCTTATGAAGATACTCACGTATTTGATAATCCAATAGCAACCAAGTATGATATAACTAAAACTCCAAATGTGCCTACAGTAAATGGTATTAGTCTTGGTGGTAGTTATCCCTTTAATCATGAAGTAGGGGTTAATGAAATATTTAATTTAACATCTACCAGCACGACAAATGTTGCTATATCTGCTTTTATTAAATCAGGAGACTTTGATTTAGACGTAGAAGGAGATGGTGAATTCTTTATCAAAATAAGAAGATTTATTCCTGATTTTAAATACATAGATGGTAATGCAAAAGTGACTTTATTCTTTAAAGCTTATCCAGCAGACAGCACAACTGCATTAGGAGAAACAACTGTTGGACCATTTACAGTAACCTCAACAACAGATAAGATAGACACGCGCGCGCGAGGAAGACTTGCTAGCATTAAAATTGAAAATGATGCACTAAACACTAACTGGCGTTATGGAGTATTTAGACTTGATATACAACCAGACGGCAGAGGCGGAAGTGCTCCACAAACATAATGGCTAAAATAAATATTCTTATACCGGAACCACGAGATCCTTATACTGTTGATAATTTTAGACAAATTAATCAAGCATTAGAAACTTTACAAAATCAATTAAATACATCCTTTCAAAATGATTTGCTTGAAGATCTACAAACTTTTAACTGGTTTTTATTTGGAGCTGGAGCAGAATGACAATAGAATATAAAAGCGACATTTACAGATTATCTACAACAAATTTAACAACCACTCTTACAGTTAATGCAACCACAAGATTTATTGTAAAAGAAATTAGTATTGCAAATATACATAATAACACTGTGGATTGTAATTTTTATTTAAACACACCTAATGGAAGTGCTATATTTTATCATACAAAAATTACTGCAGATTCTCATGACAATGCTGTACACAATACTTTAGTATTAGAAGAAAATGATTATTTAACATTTCAAGTAGCCACCGCTAATGTGATATCTGGACAGATTTCTTATGCCGTGCTAAGTAGAAAAAATCAAAATGGCTAGAAAAGTAAGTAACGGTTCGGGTTCTTTTATAAAACAAACTAATAAAAAAAGACCTGGTCGACATAGTAAAAGACCTAATAAAAGAAAAGATAGAAAAGAATATCGTGGACAAGGTAGAAGATGATGAAAGAACGATTAAAAATATACGAAAGAAATTCTAATACAGGTGAGATACGTTGGAAATATATCGATGAGTTTTATTCTAAGTTTAGTTGGCCTGCTTATGGAAGACTATTGAAAACAAAAAAGAATACTTTGAAAAAGAAAGGAAATAATAGTATATAATTTATGTTTATGTTTTATACCTTAATTTTATTAAGTATAGTTTTTTCTTTTTATTTAGGATATAAATATGGAAAAAAACCTAAAGAATATAGAATTACATATATAAAAGAAAACGATATTAATTATGACACAAAAAACTACAATAATTGACGGCGTTGAAGTTCCAATACTTCCAGCTAAAGCTGAAGAAACAATTAAAAATAAAGTTACTGGACAAACTTATAATTCAATAGATGAATTTAATGCAGATGTTGCAAATCCTAATACACCTACAAAAGCAGAAGACCTACAACAAGATCTTAAAATAACAGTTGCATCTTTATCCGTATTTGGCAAAACTAAATAATACATTTAAATATTTGTGAAAAAAACTTTTGACAATCTAGATATCATGGTGGGTACTCCTGTACATGGTGATCTATGTATGGACTATACTATTTCTCTTTTAGAATTTCAAAAAGAATGTTTGGCAAGAAATATACCAATGGTATTTCATTTTATTAAAAGTAGTTTAGTAACCCAAGGAAGACAAATGATTGTTTCAAAATTTTTAAAATCAAAATGTTCTCATTTATTATTTATTGATTCGGATATTTCTTTTAAGTTTAACATATTTGAAAAAATGCTTCTTGCAGATAAAGATATAATTTTAACTCCTTATCCAGTAAAATCTTTTGATACAAAAAAAGCAAAAGACTCGATAGACAGAGGAAATAAATTAGACTTAAATTTATTAGGAAATCAGTACACTTTAACTTTTAAAGATGAACCTAATCGCATCTATATAGAAAATGGAATCGTTGAATTAACCAGAGGTCCAGCAGGATTTATGTTAATAAAAAGAGAAGTTTTTACTAAGTTAATTGAAAAATATCCAAATTTTATTATAAAACAATCCACTTTAGTTAATGGTAAACTTATAGAAGATGATTCTCTTTACAATTTTTTTGATACTTTTTTTAGACAAGAAGATAATACTTATCATGGAGAAGATTATTATTTTTGTAAATTATGTACAGATGTAGGTATTAAAATACATGGTCTTATAGATGAGTATATTACTCACCATGGTGACTATGGTTATAAAGGTAGACTTATGGATGAATTGACTTTAAAAAAAATAGAAGAAATATCTTTAACTGAAAAAAAAGAATAATGAATCCATATGGCGGCACCGAAATTCAATTAGAATACTTACACAAGTACGTATCAAAAGAACTTCTTAATAAAGTTAATATCACCACATCCATTCCAGAAAAAACTCCATTACTAATAGATAAAACAAATATCCTTTGGGTACACAATAGTTACGATCAACCTAATCTTTATCCTTGGTTCAAAAACAAATTAAATCACAGAAAATATGATTGGTACGTGTTCAATTCACATTGGACATATGAAAAGTATAGAATGATATTTGATATACCAACAGATATATCACTTGTTATTAAAAATGGATTTGATGATGATTTAATAGTTAAAACAGAATTTAAACCAAAAGATAAATTAAAACTTGTTTATACTTCAACTCCTTGGCGTGGGTTAGATGTTTTACTTTCTGCTATGGAACAGATTAAAACAGATAAAGTAGAATTAAATATATACTCAAGCACACAAATTTATGGTGATGCTTTTAAAAACATAACTGATAATCAATTTACAGCTTTATATGATAAAGCAAAATCAATGAAGAATGTAAATTACAAAGGTTATTTAAATCATAAAGAATTAATGAAGATACTACATACTTATGATGCTTATGTTCACCCCTCTACATTTGAAGAAACTTTTTGTGTAGCTGCCATGGAATCGTTAGCAGCGGGCCTTGTTGTAGTGACCACGGACCTCGGTGCTTTATATGAAACATGTGCAGAATTTCCAATATACATTCCTTATTTAAAAGATAAAGAAGCATTAGCTAAACAGTTTGCAGGAGCCATAGATATGCTACCAGATTTAATTTCTAATGTTGATGAAAATAGAATGAAATTTCAAATGCAGTACTATAGACAATATTATCATTGGAAGGTAATAAAGACTTA